ATGACGTTAGGAAAAAGAATTGAAGAAAAAAGATTAGCTAAAAATCTAAAAAAGAAAGAATTAGCAAAACTTATTAATGTACACGACACGCTTATAGGAAAATATGAACGTGATGAAGTAGATTTAGGACTTAGCAAAATTAAAGAATTAGCTAGAGTATTAGACACCACGCCTGCTTTTCTTATGGGCTGGGAAGATGAACAAAAAGAAATTGATATAGCGAATATTGTTAACGACCTAATGGATAATTTAAATAGTAATCAAGTCCTGATGTATAGCGGTGAACCAATGGATGAAGTAACAAAAGAATTAGTACGTGCTTCAATCGAACAAGCAGCAAGAATTGCAATGGCGCATCACAAAACAGAAAATGACGATTAAAGATGTTTACCATTCCTTAGTAAAGGAATTCGGAACAACTAATCCATTTAACATCACTGGACGATTAGGAATAACAGTACTATTTAACGATTTAGGAACAAACAACGGGCTATATCATTCTTTAGAAATTTGCAAGAAAACATACCACTACATACACATCAATAACAACTTATCTGACGATGATAAGTGATACACCATGGCACATGAATTAGGACACTTTATTTTACACAAAAATTCAAACTTACACTTCTTAAGGAGAATTTCAAGAGTACCCTTATCAAGACAAGAAATAGAAGCCGACCTATTCGCAAGCTATTTTATAATTTCAGATGAGGAAATAAAAGAAATAAATAATATCTCTCACATATCCAAGTCATTTAGACTAGATTATAGAATATGTGAAGAAAGAATTAAATATTTAGATAGCTAGTTAACTTTAGCTATCCATTATGGTTAAATAACCGCCAAAAATACAAATCAAAAGGAGTATATAAAAATGAAAAAATCAAGAATATTATTGAGTACATTTCTTGCTAGTGCTGTAGTACTTGCTGGATGTTCTTCAAAAACAGAGACTAATTCATCTTCTGGAAAAACAGAACAAAAAGAAGAAAAGAAAAACAGTAATGAGGCTAAATTAGGCGCACCTATCACATTTGATAAAGAAGCGGAAATAACAGTAAAAACTGCTGCATGGACTGATGAAAGAAATCAATTCCTAGATAAACCAGCTAAGAAAGTTCTTTTAGTAACATACGATGTTAAAAACCTTTCTGACAAAGATTATTCAGTAGGTACTGAGCTTAGATTATATGTAAATGGTAAAAAAGCAGAAGCATACCCTGTTCAATTAACTTTAGAAACAATTTCAGCCAATAGAGTTTTTGAAAACGCTACTCAGGCGTTTGCTGTAAATGAAGATGGAGAACTTGAATTAGAAGTACAACCTTTTATGTCACAAAAAGAGAAAAAAATCATTAAACTTGATTTAAAATAAAATAAAAAAACTCCCTGCCCCCGCCAAGAGTTAGAGAGTTTTTTAAAAAGTGTAAGTCCGTTTCGAGTATTAATATATCGTCACATATTAATATTATTCTCAAAACTACTTAAGATGTGTATATTATATCATACCCATAATATCAATTCAATCATTAATTTCTTTGATATGTGCTAGATAGAAAGGAAATGATGAAAAATGATTAAAGAATATATAAATAAACGTGATAATAAAAAATATTACATGATTAAAGTTTATCTTGGAAAAGATGAAAATGGAAAAAGAAAAGAAACAACAAGACACGGTTTTAAAACTAGAAAAGAAGCGGTACTATGTGAAGCTAAAATTAAAACTGAAATAGCTACTAACGGCTTATTAAATACAGAAGTTCCAACATTTAAAGAAATATATGAGCTATGGTACGAGGGTTATCAACATACCATTAAAGAAAGTACTTTACTAGTCAATCAACATATATTTGATTTATTACTTGCTAAATTAGAGAATATGCAATTAAAAAAACTTACTCTGCCTTACTGCCAAAAAATTATTAATAATTACAGTAAAAAATTTTCAATTGCTGTTCTAAAGAAAATAAAGATCTATGGTAGCATGATTTTAGATTATGCTGTCAAGATGAAAGCTATATACAGTAACCCAATGAAAGATGTACTATTACCTAAACCAAAAGATGATATTACTTCAGATGATAAGGATAAATATTACTCTAAAGAAGAATTAAAACAATTCCTTACTTTAGTTGATAATGAGAAAGATATAAAACTTACTGCAATGTTTAGGGGGTTAGCTTTTACAGGTATTCGCAAAGGTGAGTTACAGGCTCTTGAATGGTCTGATATTGACTTTACCAACAATACAATTAATATAAACAAGACGTTAGCATTGAATACAGAAAAAAAGGTAGTTGTTCAAACTCCAAAAAGTAAAAGTAGTGTAAGAAATATTAGTATTGATGAACAAACTGCAAATATTTTAAAACGTTGGAAAATTAATCAAAGGGAGAGATTTTTAATGATAGGTACAAGAGTAAAGAAACATCAACCTTGTTTTACTGATGATATCACAAACTCTTATTTATACCTAAATTTCATGAATGCTAATCTAAAACGTATCTGTAAAAAGTATGATTTTAAAGAAATTAAAGTACATGGTTTCAGACACACTCACTGCAGTTTATTATTTGAAAGTGGCTTTACTATCCAAGAAGTACAAGATAGATTAGGCCATTCAGACCTAAAAACAACAATGAGTATATATGCTCACGTAACAGAAAAGCTAAAAGAAGAAGTTGGGAAAAAATTCGCAAGATACGTTAATTTTTAAAGTGTGGGTCAAGTGTGGGTCAAGTGGAAAAACAAAAAGCCTTAAACGTTGATACTTTAAGGCTTTTATAACTTTATTATTTAGTTTCTCTGTTTTTATCTTATATTTATTATATATTATATAAATATATAATTGTTGTAAATTCAATGTTTCTTAATTTAAAATTAGTATTATTTGTTAATACAAATAAATAACAACGTTTGTAATTTCGTAATAGTTTTAGTGATGTATTGTTTGGTTTTTATTAAAATATTGATATAATCGAGGTATTTTCCAATACACTAAGAATTCCCCCACCTATCGTAGCTCTATAATTCCTTTATATCATTTTTTGTCTATTTTTTCAAACCTTTCTATATACTTACATAATTTCCCAGCTGTTTTTAGTGTCATATTTTCTATTTTTCTACTGCCGTTTCTGTAATTTTGTATCATGCTTAACGTTACACCACTATCTTTTGCCAACCTATAATCTGTAATGTTGCTGTTAAATAATTCTTCAATTTCTTTTATTACTTTTTCAATCATACTACCTCCTAGATAAATTTTAAAATTATTGAAATTATAGTCGCTATAATTCCTAAAATAAGAATTGTTATTTGTATCTTTTCTTTTTTCATGGTATAATGTGAGTAACAAGTAGGTACTTGGAGCTTATAAAAGCTCCGTTCCCTTGAAGTATTTAGAAGATTTTAGCAATCAACTCAATTATCGTTTTAATTAACTGTACCAGGGCTAATATTATTGATAATTTTAAAAGAGTTTCTTGTTTAGAATCTTCTTTTTTATTTTGTTTTTTACCCACTTTTTCACCTCCTTTATATTTATAATTATACATCATAAGAGGTATAAAGTCAATAGTTATTTGAAACTTTTTTAAAAATTTATCAATAAAAAAAGAACTCCCATGTCAGAACGTATCTGCCTGCAAATAGGAATGGGAGCGTTGGTATTTTTTTAAATAGAAAAGAAGCAGCTAGCTAGTTCTACTTCTCACGGTGGGCATATCCCTCTAATCTACAATTTTAGTTTAGCAAGTGCTTTTCTCATTTGCTAATTGTGATATATCGAGTTAAAAACTCTAAAGACTTTACGTTGCAGTTGGTTGAAAAGAGTCCTTCTGCTTCGTGAGGTATGCTTTTACCCTCCTCTCGTTTTTCAAGATAATATAATTATACCATAATTTACTAGATTATACAATGTTTATCAACAAAAAAAACAACCCCCTAATTAAAGGGGGTGTAATAGCGTCTTTATTATTAAATCTACATATCTACTGCATTCACAAGGTAAGCGTCCTCTACCCATTGATTTGATTCTGGATAGTTAATTCTAGCCCAACCGTTGCGTTTTTCATAAACTCGAACTCTTGTTCCAGCTTTTAACAGTTCCTTATCCTCTGAATTTGCATCAGGCGAAGTTTCTACAAAATAATCTTCTGAAAGTTCTGCCTCGTAGTACGGCATATCAGAGGCTTTTAATTCTGTGTTTACGTCTAATTCATGAGCGAAATCATCTGAAATAGCGTCTTGTGGAGTTGCTCCAGTGTATCTGTAGGCGTACACGTAAGGACACCCGTTAGCTTCCCAAATCACATCATGATTGTTGATTGTGATACCGTTGTAGCCGTAGTTACAGTGAATTATATTGTCTGCATCAACAAACATTCCTGTATGACCAAATGCATTATATTCAATTAGGTTCGCTAAACCTAACCAGTTCTCTTATGAACTTCTAACAGTCTTCCTGTTAGTTTAGACTATTTGTTCTCCATGTCTATATTAATCTACCTAACGAATTTCTTTTTCGTTTTTTATCATGTAGTTTAGCGTGTTCAGATTGTGACATAAGTTGAAGATTTTCTATTCTATTATCTTGTTTATCTCCGTTGATATGGTGGACTATCTCGTTTTTCTCTAATTTTCTACCTAGATAACTTTCCATAACAACTCTGTGTTCACGTCTAGAATTTCTTTTAACATAATAATTTGAACTTCCAGAATGTCTTTTAAAATCTCCTACACACTCCTTGGAACAAAAATTATAATTGTTGCGATTGATTTGAGATTGTTTGCGAAGTATTTCCTTACCGCATTGTTTACAAAACACAATCTCCGATGTAATTCTAGAATTAGTAGCACAATGAGTTGAACAATATAAACTATTCTTATTAACTTTTGTTTGAAGATATTCTTTTCCACATTGTTTGCATATTTTATAAATTTTAGGATGTAGACATTCATTACATTTCTTTGATTTTCTATGACCTATATATTCTTTATTGCAGCTTTGACAAATTAAATTTCTAGGTCTCTCACGCCATTCATCTCTACATTTATCAGAACAATGCTTTTGATTAAAATATCCCTCAAACTCTTTTTCACAATTTAAACATTTTTTCATACTTTTTCTACGCACCTCTCTTATACATATTGTACCCTAAATGTGTAATAAAAGCAATTATAGACAGTGAGGAGGGGGATTTTTCGAGTTCGCTTGAACCCTACGAGGACGCAATCCTCTAGTCGTTAGACCTCTCCGAAAAAAATCGGCTTTGGTACGGAAACAGCCACGACTTTACGTTTGGCTTTCAACCGTTTAACCCCCAGTACTTATAAATTACATATAAGCAGAGCAAATTACTCCATTTGAACGCCCTCTAGCGCCCCAAATAAATATATCTCCACGTTGAGCATCCCAACCTTGATTTTCAGCAATTAAAGTATACCCATTTTTAATCAACCAGTCGTGCATGTATTCTGTGTTAACTGCCCAACCGTGGTCGCTTGCTCCTGCACTTCTCAATGCAAAATAAACTGAACTTGAACAATCGTACGAGTTCGGTCCTAGTCTGCTTGCCATTGAGTAAGTAACTACACCTCGTCTTGCCTCCATCCATGCTATCGCTTGTTCTGTATTTATCGCCATATTATTTATCCTCCTTTGGTTTGCTATAAGTTAACGCTTGTTCACTATCAGAAACCCCTTTTGTAGTGGGGTCTGTAACTACCCCTAATATTGTTAGCACAACGAAAATAGAGTTAATTACATCTATTACGTTTGCCGAAAATCCGTTTAAATTTAAGTGCAATCCTAACATTTTAAATACCGTTTGAACTGCTACTATTAACGCACTCACAAGTGCTAACACAAAACCTTTATTTCTTAATCGTACATTCCAGTTTATCATTATTTATCCTCCTTTTTTAACGGCAACTTTTGGCACTTTTCAAACAATTCGCTAATTGTGGAATTACCGCCTAATTTCTCGTAAGAATTATGTAAATCTGATAATTCTCTTAATTTGTTAATTCCTATGAAGCCTGCGTTTAAAGCCTCTGTTAACTCTATCAACAATCTAAATTTAGTTATTGCCAAAGTCCCGTCTTTTGTTATTTCTATTTGTTCTTTTATTTCATTTAAACTTTCGTATATCTTTTCTAAATTCTTGTTACTTCGTTTCAACAACCACGCTATCGTGGGGGCTATGATAGTAGTAACGACTGCAACTATAACACCTTCGCTAATCAAGCATTAAATAACCTCGCTTTCTTTAAATTTTAAAAGGGAGCAATTAAGCTCCCTTGATACTACTCTTGCGCTAAATGCTCTAAGTCCATATCGATTAAACATTCTTTAACTTGTTCTTTTAAGAACGAAGGAACGCTTGCGAATGTTCTTTTGCCTTTAGCGATATTAATCGCGAATAACATTGCCATCATTATTTTCACCTCCTTTGCCGTTTTCTTGAGTTTTCTCAGCTGTTTCATGCTGTCCATCTCCTTTAGCTAATTTATCACCCAGTTGGGTGATAAGTTCCATTACCGAACCTTGAGTTACATCAAGTTCTTTTTTCACTTTGTCCATTTCAGCCAATTTCTTATCAATTAACTGTAATTTCTCATCAAACTTAGTAAAACGCTCATTCTCCGCACGATTAGGGTACGTCTCTTGATAGAATTGTTCAAGCACTAACTCGATTAAATCCTCATCTGTCTTGTGGTCATGATTACCGCTTAAAATTCGTGTGATAATAGTCTGACCATCTTGAATTTGTACCCTTAAACCAGTTACTGTTGCGCTATCATTGAAAATTCTGTCTTTGTAGTTAATTTTGTACATCTTCTTTTTCTCCTTTCGAGATTTGTTCGTTAAATGTCTTAATTATCTCGTTAAATCCGTCGTTAATTTGAACTAATTCCTTGCTTTTCCAATCACTCAATATATCGGCGATTATACCAACCATAATGAATGGTGGTAAGCCGTATTCTCTTGCTGATATTTCAACATATTTAATTAAATCACTTTTTACATTTGCAATCTTTGCTTCTATTGGCATTGTCATAATAATACTCCTTTCTACTGTGGCATTGTGGCGTTGATTAAAATTCCGTTTTTAAATTGAAGATAACAGTTGTTGAACCACTGATTTGCAGTTCCATCTTGCGAGAATGAGGTTGCCACCGCGAAATTAAACGTACTTGTTATTGAGTTATTAAAACTTATATCATCTAAATCTATTTTAACCCTTCTCAGATTGAACCAGTGCATATCCACAGGACATCCAGCATTAAGTGTATTTGCGTTGTAGTCCGCAAAAGAACCTGAAGTGTACACCCATTTCCACGTATACGCATTATCAGTTTTTCTCTCTTTGTAAGCCCAGCCCATAAACCAACCATCGTACTCTAAATCAAACTGAATACCTTTTTTGGCAATGTCGTGCTTATAACTATTAGTTCCCATTGACCCTAAATAGTACCCATCTCTCCAAAATTGATATCCTTGGTCATTAACTCTTGCCGTTAACTTATTTTGCGAAATATTGCCACCCTCATAGAACGACATACCAGCATTTTCAAATTGAATATATTTAGATATGTTATTCCATGCGAGCCTTAAATATTCAGCGTTTTGCGTTAATACCGTACCGAATTCATTCTTTTTCACTGAATGTTCAATTTGGTCTTTTGTCTGGTTAATCTTACTCTCCATTTCAGAAATGTTATATTCAGTTTTGTAACCTATTTCAAAATTCTCTTTATAGAATTTAAGATTTGATACTGTCAAATTAGGCGGAATACCAACAGTTAATATATTAGTAACGCCATCGCCTCTTAACGATATTTTATTTAATCCTTTAATAAGTTTTTTTCTAACAATGATATTTGAAGTGCCGTTGAAATAATTTGATACCAACCAACCGTCAACGTTTTCAGCTATCTCAAATTCAAGTGAGTGTATTTTTCCTTTTGCAAACGGTTCTTTCGTTTCTATTGTGATATTACCTTTTTTGTGTAAATCTGCATTTGTAATCTTTATTAAATTTTCTTTCGGATTTTCAAACTCTGGAACTTCGTATATTTCAACGTTCTTGACTTTAGTGTTCGTTCCTAAAAGGTAGATATTAACTCTCGTTTGGTCTTTTGCATGGATAGCTTTCCAAATATTAACGCCATTTGTAGCGAAGATATGGTTAGGCACATCAACGCCAAAAACTCCCACTTTTTGATTGTCAGGTACATTTTCGAGGTCGGCTACGACGTAATACGCTTTTCCTTTTTTAACTGGTGTTTTTGTATTAAAATACAAATCATTACCTATCTTCTCAACTCCACTTTCAGAACAAATGTTCTCGATATTGTAAGCCATTTTGAATTTTTGCTTATTAATCTCGCCAATCTTACTCTCGAACTTGTCAATAGTGCTTTCAAAAGTCTTAACCTTACTAATTGTTTCAGTCAAAAGTTGCTTGTCAATAGTATTGTTCAATCTAGCGCTTGCTACTGTCTTATTCTCCCCACAAGTAACCTCAAAGACTACCTCTATTGGTTGACCGTCTTTAGTACCATTGGGAATGTTGATATTTTGTACTAACCCGTTGCTATCAAGTGTGACTTCTCCAGTCGCTGTATATCCACTAGCAACTAGCTTTTTAATTTCAATCTTTAACGGCGTTTCGGGAGTTGAAGCACGGATTATTTCTCCGTTGCTGTAAACATCTAAATAGACCTTACAGTTCATCAGATTTTCATTTAAATAGCTTCCCTCTATTCTTGCTGAAGCTGTAAGAGAGTAACTTTGCATATCTTCAATGGCAGGAAGCCATTTATTTGTTGCTATATCATCAACAGCCATATAAGGCTCAGCTATTTTGAAATGTGCGTTGCCAGTTGAAAGGAAAGCGAAATCCCTCGGCAAAAAGTCTTGTGTTTCTTCTCCAGCACCAATTGGTGTTTCTTTTTCAACGATAACCCACTTATTCTCACCTTTCGGCACTTCTAATAGCGGTATTGAAAATAATAAATCGTATCTCCCATACACTTCAAGACCTAAATTAACTTTTGTGTTGTTCGCACTGTCAGAGAAAACATATATTGGTATTCGCATTACATATTTTCTTCCAGGTGCTATATCTCTGATATTTGCTTTTAGGCTAAACCCTTGCAACTCGTTGCTTGCGTTCGGCAATACCTCTATCGAATTTTGGTTGTTGTAATCTTTTTTATTGAGTTTTAATTGAGTATTTTCTAATGGCTTAACCACATCTAAACTTGGAAATCTAGTTCCAATTAGTTGGTTAAACGCTGGTATTTTCCCGTCTTTACCTTTTAGTTCGGGTTTTTTAGCTTCTATCTGCCTTTGTACTTCCTCTGTTAGCTTTTGTTTCAAGCCTTCGTTTGTGATTAAAAATTCAGATAGTTTGCTTTCTGTGATTAATCCCTCTCTAACTTTGCTAAATACCGTTGATGATAAATGTTTGAAGTCAATAGCACCAGTTTCAATCATTTCAGAATTAATTTTTAAACCCGTGATTATTTCGGCAAAAAACTTACCGTCTTTAGTAGTTGCTAATCTGAAATTGCCATTTACTCCTGTAGTGCTTACGCTTAAACCGTTTGAGTTGAATTTCCATACGACTTTTGCCGTTGCTTCGTCGTTGGTATCCATTATTAAAATACGGTCTGCGTAGTATTTGATGTTACTTCCTAATCCGTCGTTTAAACTATCTTTGATAGCTTCTTTTGCCTTTTCAACGTTACTTCTTTCAACTTCTTCGATTTTTGTAATCAATGCTTGTTGGTTGTTAATAGCGTTTGCTAATAAATTTTGTTGAGGAGTATTACCTAATTCAACGTGAATGTATCTGTTTTGTAAACAATCGTAAGTATAACCTACACATCTTGTTAAGATGTTAATTCCTTTGTATTGGACGCCTACAGTATCTCCTAAATAGATTTTTTCTAATACTGCATAATTCTTGTATTCTTCAGTTTGAGATAAATCAATAAAAGCAACCGTACACGTTATTTCAGGCTTATCTGCACCTAACTCAAACGCTTTTTCAGACTTTTCACGAAGCAAAGCTAATGCTTGTTCATGGTCTACAGCGTCCTCTTGTGTAGGACTTACTTTTTTACTTTTAACATCTTCTAATTCAAGTAGCTTACGCTTCACAATAGGGTTATATTTCTCCGCCAAAGGAGATATAACGTATTTTTCGGGTAATAATAAGCCATCAAATCCTTTTGGAATGAAATGTGTTACTAAATTAGATGTATCAACTTTATACTCTATCCCAGTAAGATTTTTAGCGTATTTAATAGTTACACCTTTGTCACTACCGATTTTTTCAAGCCAATTAATGCGGAAATTATCACGATATAACTCACCGCCCCAACGTGATAGCAAGCTATTATCTTTATCCCCCATTATTGCCTCTAAAGTATTCTTACGCACTAATCTAGAATTTCTTAATTTAGTAATGTTACTAACTCCAACGAAATTATGCGGATCAGTTGAACGGTTAAGAACTTCTTGCAATGCTCTTGTTCCGTTCATTCCTTGCAAGTAAATATCTTCTATGAAGTTACCTAACAAATCATAAGAGATATGCAAAGCATATCCTTTAATCGTATCTAGGTCTTTTTGTAAGTACAAAATTCTAAACAGCTGTTTTCCGTCATAGTTATCAACTTTTAAAATCTTTCCATTTTCTAATAAATGACTATCGTCGCTTTCTAGCGGGTACTCAAAATTTAATTCATATACACCGTTTAATGCTTCAGTTATTTCACATTTTAAAAAATTCTTTAGAGGTGTTCCTCTGTGGTTAAAATCTGTTTCGTTATATTCGTATATGTTAACCATTAGCGATACCTCCAGTTATATTTAATCTCTACTTTGGTTATATTACCTCGAAAAACAAGTGTATTTGCTCCTACATCTAAGACTGGCACTTTACCTACCGAATTACGTTCAAAGGACGTGTTATCCTTAAATATAGCGTCTAACTCGCTATCTATTTCAACGTATCCACTCACATTTTTTATTTCTAAAATCTGTTTGCTGTTTTTTAAAATAGTGAAAGTGCCGTTGCCTGTTATTTTGAAATAAGGAAACGCCTTAGTGCCGTATATGTTGTTGATAGTTAATGTAGTACCAGCTACTACTAACGGATTGTTAATTCTCATAGCATAAGGCTCAAACTCAATAGGTACTAAGAACTTGATTAATCTCTTATCGCCTAAGGGGTAAGCTATTGTTACCCCCTCGACGATTGAAACGTTGTAATAGCGGTCAGGCAGTTCATCAAAGATTAATTGACCTTGCCCACTGAAATAATCTAACAACTCATCTCTAGTGCATTCAGCATGACCCTCAAACGCTAATTGAAACGGCTCTAAACTATCATCTTCTACAGTCAGTTTCCCGTCACGACCTGGAACAGTAAAGAATTGAGTTCTTTTTTTGCCAGTGGGAATGTTAGGTAATTCATTAAATACAATTCCTAAACTATCACTTTTTTTATTTTTAAAAGTTATCACGCTAAACCACCTCCTAATCGTTGTTTTTTAATTTCTAACCCTAATTGTTGGGCTATTTTTCTAGCGTCGTTTGGAGTATTGTTGTAGACCTTATCTATGTTTACGTTAATATCTCCACCTTTGCCACCTTCCATATAGGTTTTATTTTCTTCCGCCGTCAATACACGTTCACCTCGGTGTAATCTTGCGTAATATCCATCGTAAGGCACATAATCTAAACCATTGTAATGGCCTGATGGCAATGTACTCAATGCTCCTAAACCAACACTAGACCCAGTTATAGTATAAGTAGCGTATTTATCCATCAACGGTTCTCTATTAGCTGCTCTTATAGCATCTAAAACGTGTTGTCCCCAAGATTTAACTTTTCCAGCGTTAATATCAACATTTCTATCTAGTTTAGGGTACTCATCTCTCAATTTCCTCAAACCTTCTTCTCTTAATTCTTCTGCGCCTTCTTTAGATTTTTTGTAAGTTTCTAGAGCATCTTTTTTCATTTTTTCGTAAATTTTCTGTTCTTCTTCAGATAATTTACCTGTAGTCCTAATACGCCCCTCTTTCCACTCTTCGGCACGCCTTAAAGTTTCGTCTCGAGTTTCCTCAGCTGACTTAACAGCACCATCTCGCATTTCATTTAACTTTCTAACAACCTCAGCAGCTTGCTCTTCTGTAATTTGTCCAGCTCTCTCTTTAAGATTTGTCATTATAATTTCTTGCTCAATTTTATTTTGTGCTAAAATACGGACGCTTTCTTGGTCTTGCTCATTAGTTAATTGAATTATACGGTCTTTCAACTCCTGTGCGTGAGTTCCACTTGCTGTCTTTAATTCCTCAGATAATCTAACAATCTCACTCATTCTTGTTTTAGTCGATTCAATAGTCTTTTCCTCAGTCTCTTTAGACGTGCGGACCACTAAATCACGTTCCTCAGCTGTAAGACTTCCCATCTTACTTACCATTTCAGTCATCTTACTGACTTTTTCTTGTTTTAAACCTTCTACTTTAGCGAGATAATCTGCTTTATATTGTTCAACGTTTTTGATAATTTCTTGATGTCCTTTATCGGCATCGTTATACAATCCAAAATACATATCGCTAGCAGCAGTTCTGATTTTTTCGGTCATACCGTAGTAATGCTCAAACTCTTTTTTAGTTGCCTCACTAACTTTCTCGACGTGTCGCTCCATTCTTCCAGTAGCTTCATTAAACACTAATTCTGTTTTAGATTTGTAGAGGTCAACTGCTGGTACTGCTTGATGCGTGAACGCTTTATAAACTCCGTATCCAATAGCCGCTACTGCTCCAACTCCAGCAACAACTGGCGCCGCTGCAACTGCAAGGCTTCCTAATGCTCCTGCACCCGCTAATAAACTTCCGCCCATACTTGCTACTGCTGTTGCTGTTCCGCCTAAACCTAATCCTAAATCTAACAATAAAGGTGTAGCAGTTAATGCACTTCTTCCTATTGTTCGTAAGGCTGTTGTACCTTTTGACATGATACTAGCCATTTTAGAACCACTTTTCGCTACCGTTGTAGTTGCGGTTGCTACTTTTGAGGAATTAGCTTTAACTGTGTTACTTACTACCGTTGTAGTATTCCCTAAACCTTTAACTTTATTACCAGTATTATTAGCGGTTTCTCCTAGTTGTTTAGTTTTGGTTGTATAAACATCAATTCCTCTGCTGTCAAACTCTTTTCTAGTCTTTTTGTTTGAGGTCTTAACATTTCCGCCTGTGTTGTTCATTTGAACGCCACGAAGTGCTGTCGCTGTGTTTCTTGCCTCAACTTGAATAGCTTTCAGTTTTGCAATAATAACATCGCTATTTCTACTGATTGAATTTGACTGTGTTTGATATGTACTACCTATTTGAGATAATGATAATTTAACACTATCACTAGCTTTGACAATTAGATTAGCGCTTCTTCCAAACTCTGTTGCACTTTTAGTTGATTGAGTTCCAATACTTGAAATATCTTTATTAAATATCTTGCCAATGAACGTTGATACCGCTCCTATACCGCTTTTGAACAGTACAAACGCCTTAATTGCTTTACCAACGCCAAAAGTTAGTGGTCCTATTGAAGCAGCTGCAAGAGCCGTCCAACCGACCACACTTTGCATTGTTGGACTCATATTGTTTAATGTATCGGCAAAATTACCAACTACATTTAATACTTGATTGACTTTTGGTAAGAAGTTAGTACCCAAAGTAATAGCAATATCTATAAGTTTATTTTTCGCTATTTGTAACTGACTTTCTGTAGTCTTATATCGTTGTTGCGCTTCTTTTTGTAAAGCTGTATTTTCACGCCAACCTTGATTAGCGATATTTAGTGTTTCTCCGAATTTCTCATTTGATTCAGCCGCCCTTAAGATAGTATCTCTCAAACGCACTTCAGAAATATCCATTTCGTCAAGAATTTCAATAGCTGACTTACCTTGTGCTGAAGCATTCTTTAAGCCTTTTAAGAACATTAATAATGCTTGTGAGGCGTCTTGTTCAAACGCTTGTTTAAATTTAGAAGCACTTACTCCGCTTGCGCTTGCAAACTCCTCTAATGCTTTTCCACCTTGAGTGGTCGCTAATTTCATCTTAATTAAAAGCTTACTCATGGCACTTCCACCCATTTCAGCTTCAATCCCAACTGAACTCATAGCAGCTGCTAATCCTAAGACTTGCGCTTCAGTTAATCCTACTTGCTTACCAGCTCCAGCTAATCTCATTCCCATTTCAACAATTTCACGTTCTGTTGTCGCTGTGTTGTTACCTAAGTGAACAATAGTAGAGCCTAAACGGTCAACGTTATCCGCACTTGTTCCCATGATGTTACTGAAACGCGCAAGAGAGGTCGCCGCTTCCGTTGCTGTTAAGTTAGTTGCTACTCCTAAGTCAACCATTGTTTTAGAAAATTTTAGAATATCTTCTTTTTTAATTCCTAATTGTCCAGCCGCTTCTGCCACTTGTGCAATACTAACAGCACTAGCTGGCATTTCTTTAGACATCTGACGAATACCTTTACTTAACTTTTGATATTCTGCTTCTGTAGCGTCAGTAGTCTTACGAACTCCAGCAAAGGCACTTTCATAGTCTTTAGCAAATTTAAACACTCCAGCACTAGCAGCCGCTATTGGCAAAGTAACTCCTAAAGTTGCTTTTTTACCAAAACTAGCCATATTATCAGCTACTTTGTTTGCTTTTTGCATACTTCTAGTTATTTCACTAGCTTTTGCTGTGGCAAACGCTGTAGCCTTGTTCATTTCGCTTTTAAAAGTATCAAGTTTAACCCTCATTTCCGTATATAACGGAGGTAAACCAATACTACCTACTGTCATATTTCTCCTCCTTTCCTAAAAAAATAAGAGGGACTAAAAACTAGCCCCTCTTTAAGTTCTTGTCTGCGTCTTTTCTTCCTAGTCGGATTATGTTTTTTAGTACCTCTTTAGCTTCTTCTGTTTTTTGCATGCTGTCCAACCAGCTATCACGCCTAATCTGTAAATAAGTGTACAACGGCAAATCTTCTATTTCTAGGAAATTTAAACCGCAATAATCTGACATTCTTTTAAGTTCCGCAGTTCTCTTATCAAGGTTAATTTCCCATTCTTCCGTTGCGAAATATTTTTCATATATCGCTTCCCTAACTACAGGGTCATCAGGAAGTGGGATTTTTAGTTTGGGTCGTTAGCGATTGAGTTCATTTGGATTAATAATAACGTCCATATAGCGTTTATATATGATACGTTAACGTCCTCTAAGTCTTTGACCTTGATTCTTATTCCTTCTAAATTTCGGTCGAGGCATTTTGCAACAAACTTAACTCTCTCCTCTACCTCTTTCACGGGATCTTCGATTTTTTCAATTTCTATCATTTCTTTCCAATCTTTGAAAGTAAGTTCTTTAATTTGTAATTTTTTGCCGTTTTTCCAATCGACCTCTATTCTTCTATTTAGGATATCATTTAACATTTGTTACACTCCTCTTTCTTTCTTTTATTATTGTATTATTCTTGTTCTTCTTTAATTTCTGCTAAGAAACCTTTTTTCTTCTCAACTGCTGTAAATTCAGCGTCAATAGTAGTTTCTTTTTCTGAGTTAAACTCAATAGAAAATCCGTTCCCAGCTTGTCCAATAAGTGTTACACGAATTTTTTTACCATTTTCTTTTGTGTGTACAAAACGCACGATATTAGTCGCTAAACTTCCGCCAGCACCAAAAGTCAATGTTCTTGTTTTCTTCGCTCCATCTTCTGTAAGTTTCGCTGTAGATAATTTAGTTAAAAGTCCTAAATCCCACGTTAACACACCAGTTTTGAAGCTAATTTCTTCACCTTTAATAAAACGTTTGACCGTTCTATTGTATTGGTTCTTAACATCATATGTATCAGGTTTATACTCTAAACTAGCACCACCCGAACAGTGACCTACATTATTATCATCTGTTTCTATTACGTTATCTGCTGGAATTTCCCCATCAGTTGCTGTTACTAAATAAAGTTCCCCAGCACCTAAGATTATTTCATCAATTTTCTTTGCCATTTATTTACCTCTCTTTCTTGAACCATGTAATCTGTAAGTATTGTGTGCTGTCATACAATTCAAAGTCTTGTAACGGCAATATACCTCCACCACTTACAGAAAATCTTAAAGAGTAACCGTCTTTTAAGTGGTTACTCTCATGTTGCTTATTAATTAAACTTTCTACTTTCATTCTGTAATTTTCTAATTCATCAAAGTCATCTGTTACTATTCTTACTTCCAACGTATCAATGTTGATATAATCACGCTGTATAGGAGTTAAACTATACCACGCTTTATCACTGTGAATAGGTTGAAAAGTAAGGCCTGTAACTTCATCAAGCATTTTCTTAACTATATGTGAAATCATGTTTACTTACCTCCTAGCATTCGCATTATTGAGCCTAAATTCTTTTCTTTAGCGTCTTTTAAGAATGGTTGAGGCTTTTGCCCTTTAGTAGTTACCCAACTACCGTTAGCACGACGATAACGCCACGGTGTTTTACGTCCGTTACCTGTTACTGAATATTGCCCAGTCCCTTGATGAACATATGGAGCGTATGAGGCTGTATTACCGACCATTCCGTATATTTCTGTAGGTTTAAGCTTCGTTTCACTCGTCATACTAGCTTTTAACTGACCAGTATCAGTTGGAGTATTTTCGGTTGCTTTAGCTTCCAAAAATTTAGTTGCCTTTTCCATTCTTTCATACTGTATTGCAATTAGTTTTGCTGTTGCTTCTCGCATTCCTCTTTCAAATTCACTATTGTCCATTGACGTATTCTTTCAAAGTTAAGTGAGTTAGTCTGTGGGAGTTGTCAACGTTTAGAATTTCATATTGTACGTTATTAATTAATATACGATTTTTTCTAGCTTGTATATCTCTTTCAAACGTTAAACCAATATGTGTTACTTCAGAATGTTTGAAGCCTTGAGGATTGTAGAACTCATCTACTTTATGAATTGCAATTTTGATGTTTCTAACATCAGACCACGCTTTTTTTGTAGCCCCTGAGGGCGTAGAAACGCTTTTAAAGGTCGTTAAAGTTGCTTGCTTAAAGTTAGTCATTAAGCTCATAACTAAGCCTCCTAAATGACCTTAATTTAGTTTTAATGCGTGCTGGTATATCTCTTTCGTAAGTGTAAGACACACTAGGATAACTTTCAGATTTTATCCCCTCTGTTCCTAGTGTGTTGTATCTGAACATGATTAAATCTTTAATCACGCTTTTATGCTTGCTGTTGACTTCTTTTAAATTACAAAACTCTAACACATCTTGGATAGCGTCTTCGTATAGAGATTCCACTATTTCAGACGCTACCCCTGGTCTTTTTGCTAATTCCTCTAAAATCTCTTGTTTCATGACTATTTAACTAGTGGAGTTTCTACAACTTTGTAGTGTAAGATAGCGATTGCGTCATCTCTTAACACTTTAAAGCCGTATTTCATCAATCCACGTACCCCGTCACCAAAAGAATTTTCTAAGCGTAATGCTTCAGTCTTGTCAATTTGTTTAGCTCCACCAACTGCTGATTTGTGATGTGCTACAACTTGATTTTTAGGTAATTCTTCTGAAGTCATTACTTGAAGTCCATTAATTTTTTGCCCCTCTACAAAACCGTTTGCTAAAATAACTGGATTGTTAGTGAAACGTGGGTCTTTAGATAATAGACCTAAAATTTCAGCCGATACCGTTACGAAACGTTCTGCTTTTGGTACTTTTTTCTTGCTTAATTCTGTTCCTAAGTCAACAATGAAATCATATACGTTTTTAGCGTGAATATCTTTTTGCGCTGTTTTACTTCCAATAGTCGCCGCTGCTGTTGTTCCAGTTAATGCCACGAATAAGTCAGCGTCGTAAGTTTCCGCTAATACCATTCCGTGTTCATCAGCAATAGGTTTAAGTGTATCTTTCTTTTGTTGCACTCTGTCTACATCATCTACTTTAATAGCGAAGTACTTTTGTTTAGGGAAAGTCATTTCAACTTGTTCAGTGTCAACTTCATCCCATGCTACAGTCCCTGTGTAGTCTTTAATTACTCCTTTTTTGATTTTATTGAAAATTACTTTTTCACCTTGAATATCTGTAGGCTTTGTTACCATTGCGTCAGCGATTGATACGCTGTGAAATTGTGTTAATAAAGCTCCTTCCCAAAGTGTTGGTTTAAAATTTGTTACTGTCATTTGTTATCCTCCTAAATTTTGTTAAATACTTCAGCGATTTGTTCCGCTGTCATGTTTGTTGCGTTATTAATTAAGTTGTCATACGTGTCAACTTGTTTTACAGGCTCGGGATTAGCAGGAATATATCCGCTTTGTGCTTGCACCGTTTGCCCTTGTTCTTGTTCAAAGAACTCTTTATAATTTTCTTTGATAGTTGTTAATTGCTCGTCAATTCCCTTAACGTTTCCGTCTTTATCTAATTTAATTTTAGATAAATCAAATTGACCTTTTAATAGTTCTTTATGCTTCACTCCGCTTAACGCTGTTTCAATAGCATTATTAATAACAATAGTTTCTTTTTCTTTTGTTAAATTCGCTATTTGTGAGTTAAGGTCATCTATATCAACCCCCTTGAATTTCTCAAGTTTTTCTTGTAGGTCTTTGATAGTATCTTCATGTGTCTCACTAATAGATTGAATGGCGTTAATGGAGATGCCATACTCCGCCATAATCTTATCAATTACATCTGCCTCTAAACCTAAATCAACTAGAAATTTTCTTTTCATTTTGTTTTTTCTCCTTTACATTTTTTTACGTGGTCAAGTCCACGCTAGAGTCTGCTAAGTGTCGTTTTTGCTTACGTATTTAGCCTTTTAACGTCTTACTAAGGACTAAATTTTATCTTCTTCAAAATAAGGCACTAGAACACACCTACAATTAGGGTGTCTAGGCAATGTTGGTGCTTTGTCAATATCGTAAATATTGCCAGCACAATCAGAACATTGTTCACTTGTTCTTTCATCAAGTGTTACAACGTCTTTTAACTGTTTAACTACTTTACTTTTCTTGTAGTTTTGCAATTTAATATCGTTTAAATGGTGCATTGTTTCCGTTCTAACTAACCGCATTGTGTCGTTTAAATTAGAGTTCATACGGTTTCTTAACTGTAAAGTCATTTGAGTAATGCTCTTACCAGTTGTTAAACCACGTTCTAATATCTCAGACAATTCTTTGATTAATTTAGCGTTGTTATTTCCCAATCGTCCTCTGAATGTGACGCCTTTGTATTTAGACTTCATCAACTTTTTAACAACGTTAGCGTCATTTGTTAGCTTAATTCCTAATTCTGTTGAAGTATTGATAATAGTAGAGTTAATAGCATTTTCCAACGTTTCTGTGTAAGTCTTTTCTACTACTTGTCCTAATTTTGCTAATTCTTCAATGTAGTACTCCTCCAACTGTCTTAAATGTTTAAGTTGGTAAACCCTACTTCTTGTTAAACCTTTAAGTTCTATTTCTTCACTTAAAGCTAACAATTCATCAACTATATTCTTTGTTACTCTGTCATAGACTTCTATTATTTCAGCGTACGTTTCTTCGGCTTCATTAAACACTTGCCATTGATTATTCGCTACTCGCTTTTCAAAATAACTAAGCTTCTCCGTCTTCATCTTCTATTTTCCTTGTTATTCTTTGTTGAATATTGTCAATTTCTGCTTCATTCTGAACATCTAACTTTTCTTTTTCCTGTTGGTAGTTAGTAACCCATGGATGATTGGCTATGATAGTTTCATCTGAAATCAAGCCTTTAGATTTTAAGCAATTTTCTATAATTTCAGTTTCATTGGTTGCCATATCGTGTGAGAAAATAATTTCAACTTCTGGGTCAATAGAAATATTTAAGAAATCATTGACAAACATCAGTAATTTGTCAAAGCCTTTAGAGAACTCTTGTTCAAATTTATCTGATTTTAATTCCAAACCGCTGAATAAGAATTTAAGTGCTACACCACTAGGAGCATTACCGAACTTGTCAATATCTTTATTAACTGACTGTGAATACTCTTGAATATCACGTTTAAGTTGCTCTGAATGGTCTTTAATTGCTGTTATATCCATTTCAGGGGTTAAGGCGTCAACGTTTGACTTATAATCCCCCTCATCAGCATCTAGCGTGACAATACGTTCTTGGTTAATCATCTGTCTTAACTTCATCAAGTTTTCTTTGTCGCCTGTATAACCTTTTAAAACATAGATTATATTCTTGACTTCTTGAATGTAGTTAGCAGCCTCTGAGCGTGTTAAGTCGTAGTTATCGATTAAAGACTTAACAAACTTTAAGTCACATAATTCCCTGTAGTTATTCTTAAATGGTATAAACGGCAATCCACTAGCCCAGTAATAAGGTTGGTTGTCTATTCTTAAAGGATAATTAACATCACCTAACAGCATTATTTCGCTGTTGCTACTGTCCATTCTGTAGTGAGTTATCTTCCCGTCATTTGTCCACGCTTCGATATGTTCAAAAGTTTTCATCTCATTAAAGGTCCATATCTTCTCCGGATATACCCTAATAAAGGAATTTAACTTCTCATGTGTTGCGTCCTCCCAAATTGGGATACATTGTTCTGACGGTATTACCATTAGTTTGAAGTTGTTTTCCTCGTCAACGTAAGGATGTAACCATGCAATCCCTTTGTTTGAAGCCTCGTAAGCTAACATCTCTAATTTATTTTGGAAATCTTTTCCTAACAATTCAGTAATACGCTCGATATAATCTGTATCTTGACCTTTGATAGTAGCATCTTTACTAAATGAAAAAGCAACCTTTTCATCAATGATATTCTTGTAGGTTGCGTGAATTAGTCTATTATCTGCTTTGTTTTGGTCTTTATAATTTGTTTTAATTTCTAAATAATCGTGGTCCACGTCATAGTATTTCTGACCTAAGTGCATCCACTTATATTTATTACTTTTCTTAAATTCGTTAATATAATATCTAATCTTGTTTGTATCTAGGGTAGTTTCATCGCTACCGAATAAAAAACTCATTATTAGCCTCCTTTTCTGCCATAGTCCCATTAAAACTTCATACCTCCTACATTGAAATTGTTCTTTAAGTCTGTAACTTCGTAATTATCTAAGCCATACCATATTGCCGATAATGTATGCGGGTCGATATTAAACTCATCTTCTATTATCTCTCCGTCCTTATCAACCTTAAAAGTTAAGTCCATTAATTCCCTTATCGTGTTTTGGCACTCATTAGAAATATATATATTTCTGAAGCGTTTAACCTTTTTTGTGTAAGTATTTCTACTGCCTTTAAACTTCCTACAGGCTTTCATGTTAAATCCTTGTTGCTTGTAATACCTTATAGCTTTAGGTTCAGCGCAATCCGCCTTGATAAGTTCTTTCTTTAGATGATTAATATCGTTTGCTATTTCCTCATCTGTCTTATCTCTCGTATAGTATTCGGAGTAGATGTACAATTCTTTCTTGTCATGGTCTACTACCATTCTTACTAATGCGTTGTATGATGTGACAAATCCAAAGTCTAAACCATTGAAATATTTAGGCGTCTTAATTTGTTGAATACACTCTGCCATTTCTTCTGCTTGCATGATTTTAGCTTGTGGAAATACTTTTTTACCGTTCGTACCGAACTTGCCTAATAACGCTACACGATATAGGTCAATATCATAGTCTTTCATTGCCTCTAACTGCTCAATATAAGTCGCAGGAGAAAAAGCATTGTCATAGCAAACGCTGTGATGATAATACTTGTTGTCAAGTTTGATTGTTCTTTTCTCGTACAACTCTACATCATTCAGTTTAATTACAGGCGTTAATGTTTCTGGGTCCTTGTCAATAAAGAAATGCTTGTATATCCAGTTAGACTTACTTACTGGGTTACTTGTGTAAATGATGTGGTTAGAATGTTTAGGATGCCTTAAACGCCCTATTAATTCCTTAATACTTCCATAGTTAACTTCAGAACATTCCTCTACCCAAATAATTGACACGGCGTTTATAGATTTTAGCTTTTCTGAATTATCACAACCTTTGAATATTATTTCGCTTCCATTAGCAAACTTGATATTTAATGGAGATAATCTTGTAGTATAGTGTTTATCTTTCTTTAAACCTAAACTTCCGCAAACTTCTAAAAGCAAATCATAACAACTGTATCTTATAGTGTCGTAGACTTGTCTTACTACTAATATCTTTCTTTTCGGCTCTTGTATCGCTTTTGTTACCAACTTAATCGCTGTATTGTAAGACTTACTACTCCCGTATCCACCAACAACTATGTAGTAGTAATGTTCCCAATCTTGAACGTAGTCTAAAAAATGTTGGTTAATACTTACATCAACTTCCATTTCTTGTTACTCCTGAGAAATTAATAGTAATGTTGGTGTCGTCTACTTCTAGTAGTTTCAACGCTTCGGCTTCTTTTAGTAGTTTCTCTGTTTCAGCTTTTAGTTTATTTTCTACAGCTTCATTCATCTTGCGCCAATGGTTAGGTTTGCGATTTTTAAGCCAAAATATGCAGGCACTAGTGTCTGGTGGAACGTACTTAATAATCTTTTTGATACGTTTCTTCGGTTTTCCGTCCACATCTTCAAAAACAGTTTCCGTTTCTTCATATTCAAATCCTAAGGCTCGTTTTAAAAGGGCGTTTTCTACTTCAAAGTCAATAGGCGCTTTTCCTTTTTTTAGGGCCTCGGAAATCTCGGGATACTTTTTTCGCCATGTATAAAAGGTATCGGCGTTAATTCCTATATTTTTCGCTATTTGCTCGTTAGTTAGTCCTTCCCTCGCCCAACTTTCAATCAATATTAAATTATCTGCTTCTAACCATTCTTGATATTTTCCTTTCGCAATCGCCCTCACCTCCTCAGTTTAAACAAAAATAAGGTAACTTGATTAAGCTACCTTATTACTAGATTTTTTTGTAAGCAAATAGAAAAACGGCGTGTCTAATAACGCTAATACAACTTTAATAGTAAATTGTCCTAATATTAAAGCCCATAAGTTAGGAACAATTCCGTAAAATGCTATTGTGATAAAAATACTTGTGTCGATTAATTGACTTGTTATTGTTGATAAGTTATTTCTTAACCATTTGTGTTTGCTTCCGTGCATATCTTTTAATTTATGGAAAATATATACGTCGTTAAATTGTGATATTGTATAAGCTATTAAAGATGCAATAACTACTCTTAAACTTTGTCCTAACACTTGTTGAAATACTTCGTTGTATTCTATCATAAATGGCGCTGGCGGAAGTTTAATCGCTATATATAACAATCCGATTGAGAACAACTGCAATATAAATCCTAATCTTACTGTTTTATTTGCTTCTTCTTTGCCGTATAACTCTCCAATTACATCAGTGCATAAGAAAGTAATAGCATAAGCTACAACTGCTGCCGGCACTATTAAATTGCCAATACTGATTATTTTGCTTGCTGTTACGTTTGATACAAGCAAACTCATTACGAAAAATCCGTTTAATACTATTAATTTATTTAATTTCATTTATTGTTTGTTTACCTTTCAATTATTAATTTGTGAATATTTTAATTATCATTCCTCGCTAGATACTTTTGAAATTTTAACCACTCTAAAATATTAAGTTTATTTAATTTATGATAATCCGCTAATCTAGTTCCTTCTTTTCTTTGTATATGTTTAATCTTGTTCTGTTCAAACTTCATGAATTTTCCAAACCTTACTCCACTATTCCAACTGGTACTATCCACGCTATAAAATCCGTAACTTTCAACGTTAGCGTCTGTAATTCCTAAACCATGCAATTTACAACCGTGTTTTTTTGCCATTTTGTTTAATAAGTGAAATTTGTCTTTGTGGTTGATTATATTCTCTTTACTAACTACCCCACCTATAGAAGCGTAGTCATATTCTTTTATCATTTTTAAAAATTCTTCTTTACCTCTGCTTATGTGCCAAACAGGAATACATTTCTTGCCAGTTTCACGCTCTAAACGTTCCCTTAATTCAAGTACTCTTTCATAACCAACAATTACATCTATATCTAACTCAAAGAAATATTTAATATCGTATTTGTTGATGTATTCGATATACTCTGTTAAATACTGGTCAATATCTATTTTCTTTTTAGATGAAAAAAACGTAAATGCTCCGCTATCTACTAAATGCAAATCAACATCAAAAGGGAGTTTCTCTCTAAAGTAGTAAAAGGACGTTAAAATATACCTAGAGTTTTTTAACTCGTTTCCGTAAATATCTATTTCTCCCTTGTTAACTGCCAAACATAATTTAGTCAATAACCTCTCCGCAATGCGGACAAATAATTACTTCCTTTTCTTTAGCTTTCTTTTCTTCTTCTACATCTTCAAATAAATCATGTAAATCATCTTCATTAAAATTTACGTTTTCAAAACTGAAATTCGTCATATCATAGTCAATAAGTTCTAACTCAGCTTGTAGCTTCTCCATGTCAAATCCAGTGTTCATGGTTAGCTTATTGTGAACTAAAATATATTCACACTTCTGTTCTTCTGTTAGATGTTTTAATTTAATAACAGGTATTTCTTCTACACCTAACCTTTTTAATGCTATATAACGCCCGTGTCCTTCGATTATCACGTTGTTTTCGTCAATGGCGATTGGGTCGTTGTTTCCATACCTTTGAATAGAATTGATAATTTGTTCAATCTGTTCTTCTGTATGGATTTTAGCGTTATTTTCGTATTGTTTAATATCGTTGATTTTAATATTTTCTATTTGCATTTTAACCTCCTTATTTTTTAAACAAAAAAGAAGCGTATTGAACGCTTCTTTAATATAAGAAAAAAGTTAGTGAAAATTTTATTACCACAATTACTGCTAACAAAAAAATTTATATAAAAAGAGATATATGAAAAAATATTTAAAATTTTCACACTATCATTATATCATCTTTAAATACATAAATGTAAATATCTACATATTTTTTGATATATTTACATATTTTTTGATATATTAATATAGATTTTTGATAAAAATCTTATTTAATGCTTTAGAATGTTTGCTTATTCTTGTATTTTGAGAAATATCCATAATTTGTTCTATTTTATCCCATGTTAAGCACTCAACATATTTTAGTTGAAGCAATAATCTTAATTCCATATCTTTTACATTATCAATTATTTTCATAATATCTAGTTTAGTCTGATAATATTCTATATTTTTCTCAACAATATATCTTTTGTGTTCATCTGTTTTATCAATCAAACACTCCCAGCTATTTTTATTACCGCCTTTAATCTGTTCTTTTGCGTAGTCTATAGCTTTGACTTGTGATTTTTTGTGTTCATCAGCTTCTAAACTTCTCTCACGGGATTCTATCATTAATTGAATGTGCCTTATGTTCTTTAAATATTTTATCTTTTTAAACACTGTTTGTTCTTCTTTAGTTCTAACCATTCTCTCCAACCTTTCTAAGTGCCATCTCTCCACTTGAAGCCTCTATCAACGTATGAGTTCCGCAATCCTCACATCTTACACAATATAGGTTCTTTTCAATCAGACAATATTCTAATTGACCACAACATTTGTGACAATAATATCTACCATTGGGCGTTACCCTGTATACGTATCGTTTTAATTTTTCATAGTCAATTAGCATTAGTTTAACACTCCTTTAAGAAATACAATATCGGGAGCAAATACATATTTTAATATTTGCAAAAATACTATAATCGATATACAAGAAATCAATATCCATGTTGATATTTTTAGAAATTTTTTATACTTTAGCCATTTACTTTCATTTTCCCATTCCCAATCTACATCAATCCCAATAAATATCAGTGCAAAGGTAGTACAAAGTGCTGCAATTCCAAAAATCCAACTCATAGAGTCACACGCTTCCCAAACAACGTACTGATTTCTTAACCCTGTATATACCTCTGGTATCTTGTCTATACTAACACTTAACTTCTCTACTATCTTTTGCATTAATTCATTCATTATACTTCAACTCCTAACTTTTTTAGTTGTTCAATCAAATTACTTTTAATCTTTTTTAGTGCGTTTATTATTTCGTGTTCATCTTCTTTATCTATGTAAATGCCAAAAACTCCATTTTCGATAAATAAGTGTTTTTGTTCTTTGTTATATGCGTTGATAAATCTATTTATTGTATTAACGCATGCATCTAAATTATTAACTTTTCCTAAATCCTCAATCTTCATTAACAAAACACCTCCAATATTTCATCACCAAACTCATCAATGCAGGCTTGGGCTATTTCTTCTGATTTGAAATAAGGTAGTTTAGGTAACACGTCAAAACCGATAGTTCTTCTAACACTTACACTACTATCATCTCGTAGAATATTTATGAAATATTTCGTAGTTCTCTCTTCCCAATCAGGCTTCCAATCCCCCTGTTGTTCTTTCACCCAACATTTGATTTTCTTGATTAAAGTCTGCTCTTTTATGAATTGCTCGGCTTCTTCTTTAGTGCCGAAATATAGACCTTTTTCATATAAATATTTATCAGATACATAACCAATATTAAAATCCCAATCTTCTACTTGACCCGAATTAAAACTAATATAATATACCTTTTCTCCATTATTCGGATAACTTATCTCATAAGGTTTCTTTTCCGTTACTTCTGTTACTTCTTCCGTTACTTCTTCTGTTTGTTCCTCTGATGTTTGTTCTTCTGAATTAATCCCTTTGTACAATTCAGTTAACGCCAAATAACTATCTTTTCTAGGTTTCTTGCCTTCTTTCCATGCTTTTACAGTTTGATTTGATACATTTAAATTAATAGCCAATAGCGTATCATTTAAGTTGTAATATTCTTTAATTGCTTTAATCATCTCTGGCACAGTTATTATTCTTTTAGTTGCTGTTACTTTTGTCATTTTTAATTACCTCTTTTTCTTTATTTTGTTATTTCTTCGATTTTTGCTAAAATTTCTTCGACTGTTTCAGTTACTACTACTAAATTATCACCAACATTAACAACTCTTGTATTTTTATAATAAGAGCTTATTGCATTTTTTTTGTTCACCTCGATAAAAACATCTTTTTTATCTTCAGCACCAGTTAGTTTTATAAAATTAATAATAGGTGCTTTTTCTTTCGCTTCTGATTTTTCTATTAATTCAAATATTTCACTAGGAGTTTCTTTTACGATTAAACTGGGGTTATTTTTCATTAGTAAAAGTGTATATTCTTTGTTTTCGTGTTGATAATAATCCGTTCCTGTTATAAATGTTCTATCTACGCAATATTTTTTACCGCCTTTGCCTGTTAATATTATTAAATTACTCATTGTTTTTTCTCCTTTTATCGTTACTGTTTCATCTTTTTCTAAATTAGCATTTTCAAACATTGCCTTTATACCTCTTTTAGAAATATATTCTTTTAATAAGTTTACAAATTCTTCATCTGTTAAATGTAAATCGCGTCTCATAATTATTCACTTTCTTTTGTTACACATCTATTAAATAATTTATTTTTTATTTCTTTTTCAAAATTCTTCATATTTTGTAATTTTTCTAATCTCGCCAAAATATCTTTGTATTCTTCTACTGATATTTCCAACGAACAATACTCTATATCCAAATAATAATCAGTTGTTACATCTAATAATTTAGCTATTTGATAAATATTTAAATTTAACTTTATTCTCATTTCCATAATTTTTTCAGAATATTGAAATTGTTCTGAATTTAGAATTTTATTGATTTTCTCATTGTTTCTAAAACTATCGTATAGCATTTGCAAACCTCTTAATTTTACGTTTCTTCATTCTAACAACTCCTTATTCTCGTATATGTTGCCTATGACTTCCAACATTTCCTCTATGTCCTCATAATTGCTGAAATACCCCGTGCTCCAACGACTATCTATTGATTTTAGAACAAAAGCACAACTGCTTTGTTTATATTCGATAATACAATCCCAAGTGCCGTTGACTGTTACTATATCTCCTTCGTAAATGTACTTTCCGTTCTTATCTTTCATTCCTGTATTTTCCATGAACTCTACTTTATCAAAAGAAAATATAGCTGCTCCGCCTCGAAATCCAATACCTATATCGTAAACTGATATTTGTTTATTGTAGAAATCTACCATTTCTACTTCTCTAACTATATTAAATTCTTTAATATATACTTTCGGCTGTAACATTTTTTTATCCTCCTAATATTTGACACGCTGTAATTAATGTTGCAATTATTAATGTAATCACTAATATTGTAATTAAAAAATTTTTTTCTATACGTTCTATAAAATTATCAACTTTACAATATAGTTTATTAAGCTCTTCTTTTGTTACATCTCTTTCTTCAATCGTCACTGTTGATAATAATTCATCTATAAATGGATAATCATAAATACATGATACTTTTTCTATATCATCAACATGAAATGTTATATTTGAAATAGTGATTTTTAAATTCTCATTTCTTACCACTCCTGTCTTTACCTTACCATAAGCTTCATTTATAGCCATAACATCATCAAAATCAATTGGAGCTTCTAAAAATTTACCGCTTTTTAACCAAAATCTTATTCTAACTGCACTCATCTTCTACCCCCCTACTCCGTTTCTCTCAGCTGTTCTTTTTGTTTGTTCGGCTTGCTCTCTATATAACTCAAACAAGCGTTGCTCTAGTTTGTCATTTTTTATTTTTAGTTCTTCGTTTTCTTTTTTTAAAAGAAATGAGCCACTTGCCATAAGTATTGTTCCTAACACTATTCCAATAAAGAATAGTGTTAAACTCAGTGTTACTTTATCTTTCATTTTTTAGCCTCCTATATCCTTTGGACTGCATCCTAATACGTCTGCCAATCTCTTCAACGTTTTAAATCTTGGACTTAACCTTTGTCCAGTTCTGATTAATTTAATCACGTTGAAATGTACACCTGAAACTTTGTGTAATTCTTTATCAGTTATTTTTATTTGATCCATTATTTTTTGTAGTTTAGTCATTTTAAATTTTGCTCTTTCTTCTCTGCTGCTATTATCTTTTCCAAAAATTCACGTTGCTTTTTAGCTGGTAATCCTAAAAAATCTTCTATCATTTTCTCTACCTTTTTGTCTATTTCGTTTGATTTTTTTAATAATTCAACTGGAGTTATTCCTCCTAATTCACAAATTTTTAAAATAGTTTCTTTTCTCGGTAGAAATTTTCCTTTTTCCCACAAATACACGCTATTTAATTGAGCGTCTATTCTTTTTGAAAATTCATCTAAAGTTAAATCTTTTTCTAACCTTATCTTTCTTATCTTCGCTCCTACTTCTTTTTTATCTATTTTCTTTTTATCAAACCCAAACATTTTTTATTCCTCTTTTTTAAAACTTTTCCAATAATTTATTAATTTCTTCATCTATTTTTGGCACTTCCTCTATCTCTACATACAAACCGCTTTTTTCGTGCATTACTTTTTTTGAGTGTATCTCTACAATTAAACTATCGTCTTTGTAAAAACCTAATCTTTTCATAATGTCTTGTAATGCTTTCAATAAATTGTCTAAGTCAGGAGTTACTGCTTTAACCTCTCCATTTTTAGCTTTTTGCGTCTTTTGGAAAATCCAATAAACAGTAAGTTTAATAGGTCTTATGAATTTTTCTTTTGGTTGATGTCCGCTTAACGCCCTTACCAATCTATATTCAGCTTCTAGCATTTTTGGTGTTTTATAAAACGTCTTACTTTTCGTAGAAAATTTCTTTTGTTGATTAGTAGTTCTAGGTACTATTTCCATGTAGGTGAAGAAACTTAATTTTTCGTTTAACATTAATACACCTCCTTTCTTTTTTTATTTGTTAAACCAGTCATAACCTAAATTAGTTATTTCTGATTTTTTATTTTCTTCTTTTTCTATTGAATTAAACAAAATTGAAATGATGAAATTTTTAGAATTTTTTATTGTTTTTTCTTCGTAATATTTTTTGTAACAATATTCAATATTTTGTTTTTTAAGTTTTTTAAATTTTTCTTTTACAATTTCACTTTTTACTTTTTCTTTGTTAATTGTGAAAAATTCTTGATTATCGCTTAAAACCTCTTGAATAGTGTCGTTTATAAGCTGTTTTATATTTACATCTTTTTTTGAAATCTCAAATTGCCCATTTAAACCGTCTGTAACGTTCGCAAAATTATTTTTGGTATATTTACTCGCAAAATCTTCTGAAGCGTCTAATTCATACCTTAAAACGTCTAATTTCGGTATTTGCGTTTTAAATTCATAGTCTAATTTCTCGTTTTTAGAATTTTTAGCTGTTTTTCGAGTTGATTTTTTAGAAATTTCCTGTTTTTTGATTTTTTTTAAAATAAATTTATCAGCTGTTTTTTTTAAACGTATTTTCTTTTTTGATAAATCTATTTTATAATCTTTATATATAATCTTTTTATTAATCTTTTTTATAGTTGGGTCATTTTGACCTAACTGGTTAGGGCAATTTGACCTAACTGGTTGGGTCATTTTGACCAAACTGGTTGGGTCATTTTGACCTAACTCTTTTTTAGGTTGGGTCATTTTGACCAAACTCTCTTTTTCGTCATTTTTTTTGTTTTCTTTTTCAAAAATATTAAAATATTTATTGATTTCTTCATAATTTACACGATAATATTTTGCGTTAAATTTTTTTATTGTTATTAAAAAGTTATTTTCCTCTAATATTTTTAAACTTCTTTTTAAAGTTTCTATACTGAAGCAAAATTTAAAATCTCTTTCGTGCATTTTTTTGACTGAAGAATAATACCAATATTTATTTTCTAAAAAATTCTTTTTTTCTTTTTTTGCAATTTCCGTCCAGTAGTCTATTTGTTGAAGTATAATAGCTTCATTAAAAGTTATTTCATTTTGTAACACTTCTAACAATTTCAAATTGACTACTAATATCTTGCTATCATTTCTAAATAGTTGTCTTTCCATTCATAGTTATTCCTCCTTAAACGGATTAACTATATCTCCTATAGCGTCATCTATACTACTTGGAAAATTATTTCCAAAATCATCAAACATAGTATTATTATTTCTCAATCCTGTGTTGTTAAACTCCATTTGTTGCTGGTTGAAATTGTTCTGACTTTGATTTCCAAAACCTTGATTAAATCCGTTATTTTGTTGATTAAAATTATTTGCGTTTTGTTGATTATTAAACGATTGATTAAAATTGTTGTTGAAATGTGCTTGTTGACCTTGCTGACTTTGATTTTTGCTTTCTAAAAATTGAACTCTATCAGCTATTACCTCTGTAACATAAACTGTATTTCCATCTTTACCTTGGAAATTTCTTGTTTGTATTCTTCCCTCTACTCCTATCAAGCTACCTTTCCCACAATACCTACATAAATTTACCGCTGTTTTTCCAAAAGCTACACAACTTATAAAATCAGCTTGCGTTTGTCCATCTTGACCTTTAAATGCTCTATTTATAGCAACTGTAAAAGATGTTGTTTCTTTGTTACTTGTTGTGTATCTCAACTCTAAATCTTTTGTTATTCTACCTACTAATACCACGTTATTTATCATTTCCTATTTTCCTCCTTGATTAAATAAGTTCCATACTTGATTAAGTTGACTATCTGTTAAATCTTCAAACTTACTTGCGTTAATATTATTTTGTGCTAGCCAACCTTGTATCTGACTTATATCGGCATTCATATTTAACATTTGCAATATCTTTTGTCTATCATTATTTTTAGGTGTCAATCCCGATTTTTGTGCCGTTTCTTGCATTCTTTTATTTTGTTGAGATTGTTGCGGCTGCAAATTTTGTGCATCTAAAATATCGTTTTCGCTTATATTTAGTACCACGTTGTAAGCGTATCTTCTAGCGTATGTTATTACTGCTCCTATATCTTGCTGTTTTGCTAATTGTTCTTGAATAGGGGTGTAAAACTCTACCTGTTCTCCTGTTTCTGTATCAATAATAATACATTCAGCTGTTGCTCTATCACGATATATATTGATATGGTCTGCCAGTTGTAACTCACTAAAAATTTTGTTTACATAAGGAAGAAAGTCCCCTAATTCAAAGTAGTTAAATTTTTGAAATGGATTATATCCCGTCTTTTTTAATTTCTTATTTTGTAATTCTAATCTTGCTTGTTGCAGTTTTTTATATAATTTACCTTTGTTTAAGATGCTTTGTCTTAATGTTTCCTCATTCATTTGTTAAGCCTCCTCAACGTATTTTAAATAGTCGCCTATTTTTTCTTTGAAAAAGTCGCTTTCTATATCTTCTTTTGAAAATACTTGAATTATATCTTCACTATGAAAAGTTAGCTTATCCATTGCCTTGAACTGTTCTGAAACTCTGTTAAAAGTGATATATTGTTGACCGCCTAAATTTAAGTTTTTTAACGGTATTTCAAAAAATCCCGTTCTTTCTTCTATCTTTGTATCTTCATAGTGTCTAACTAATTTTTTAAGTGTTAACGGTGTATTTCTGAATGTAGTTGAGTATTGCTCATTAATGCCAACTTTTGCGTATACAACATCTTTTTTTGTTACGATATACTCCCCGTCTATTTCCTCAATATCCCAGCCTAATTCAATAACTCTATTTTTAAATTTTTTGTTTGATAACATTTTTTCTTATCTCCTTTTTTAATCTTTTATTTTTACTGCTAGATCTCTATAGAATTTTGGAACACATTCCAATTCTTCCTCATTAAACGTTTGTTTTAATTTTTCATTGAATTTACTGGCGAAATAAGTATCATCTTTAAAAGTGATATATTGTTGTTGTTCATTTGTAGTAAATAAATTTGGTAGGGGTATTCTATAATAAGCTACTTCAACTTCTCCCCTTTTTTCAAAAGGTGTTAAGATATATTCGGTTAAAAGCGATAAAAATTCATCTGGTAACTCTTCTAAAAAATTATATCTATGTTCTCCAAAAGAAATATGACCTATAAATATTTTTCGACCTATAAAAATTCTATAAATATTCATTTTTATACTATCTACAGTGACTTTGTAACCCAACTCTTTTAATTCTTCTATAAATTCTTGTGATGTTAACATTGTTCATTCTCCTTTGTTTCTAAATATTTGATATAATGTCTCAATACTTCTATTTCTTCTTGTGCGTTTAATTCAAGGTAAGCCTTTGATACTTCGCTATTAGATTTTTCATATCTATAGCAATCTGCAAAATGTGCTATATCGTCGAAAATATACTCTTGTCCGTATTCTTCTTTTAATGTATCTAATACTAATTGTTGATTATCGTTTAATTTTTTTAGTTTAGATAGCTTGCTAAATACTGAAATACTTTTATTTTCTTCTTCATCTTCTGTAATTTCCGCGTATTTTTCACCGTTCCATGTATAATACTCTGTTATTTTTTTATTTTTTTTATTTTTTTTATTTTCTTTATTCTTATAAAATTCTTTAACCTCTACAGCTATAGTCAATTTTGTTATTAAATCAATTATTTCTTCTTTTGGTCTTGTCATTATTTTTTCAAATAATTCATCAAAGTTTAAATTTTCTTTTCCGTACAATAATTCGTTTATTGATATATCAGCTATTTTAGAAATACCAGCTAGTCTTTCTTTATTAGGTAAAGTGAAGCCTTTTTCCCATTTTTGCACATTACTTTTTGTTGCTCCAAATAACTTTCCGAAACTTTCCATAGTGTAACCTTTAGTTATTCTTATTTGCTTAATACGTTTTCCAATAGCTTTTTTATCAATCACTAAATTTTCTTCAGTCATCTTTTTTCCTTTCATTATTTGATTTTTTGAAATCAATATGCTATAATACACATATTGATTTTTACATTTTAGAAACGTTTGTTTTTTCAAACGTTTTTTATTTTGCTTTTTTTACTTTTCTTTTACAAAGCTACCGTCTATCATTTTGCCTTTTCGTTTAGATATTGTGTTATAAGCAAATTCTATGCAATCTGTAAGTTTTAAATCATAAGTTTTCGCTAAAAAATCTAGAAACTCTACATATTTGGCAATTTTTAAATCTAAGTCATAAGTTATCTCTCCAGTGAAAGAAGAATATAAATCTAAATCCAACCTTTTTAGTTCAGTTGTATAAAATTTAAAATCAGTTGGAATAATAAGGTTATTTTCTTTTAATTTAATCTTTCTAAAGACTATATAAGGGTGATTAAACTTCATTTGAGTTGCAATAACTAAGGTAACGTATATATCGCCAATAGCGTCTTTAATTTCCTCTAATGCAGCTTTATTTCCGTTTTCATAGCTTTCTATTGCCGTTTGTAATTCTAAGCACTCTTCTGATGATTTAAGTAGTTGTTTAGTAAGTCTACCATTTTCTAAAATTCCTTTTTCTTTTGCCCAATCTATAATCGGTGTAAAAAAATCATAATGCTCTGTTTTCAATCTTTTCTTCCTCCTTATTCAAAATATTTGTTGTATCTCTTATCAAATCCGCACCATACACTAGCAGTTACAAAAATGTAGACCGCAAACAGTTGCTCAAACTCGACTTTAGTCATTGCTAATGCACAGATGAAAATAATTGTAAAAGTCCAATACATCAAATTAAGTGTTCTTTTTTGTAAATGTTTAATCATTGTTTATGCTCCTTTCTTTTATTCATTTTCTATCACTCCGTAAAAACTGTGGCGGTTGTTTAATATCTACTAATTTTTAGATTTTCTAAAGTATCATAAACTTCTAAAATATCGTAATCCTTACCTGTCTCACCTCTAGGAATGTATCTAAGCCCTGCTTCTTCCCATGTGTCAATTAGACTAGGATGACATTTGAACAACTTAGCAAGTTCGCTTTTTTTGTAATATCTCTTAACCATGAGTTGGGATTCTAATATTTCTGTTATAATCTCTTTATGAATTTCAAATATTTCTTTTCTGATGAACTTTTTCCCTTCTTCAGATAACAAAGTTTCTAACATTCCTCTCCCTCCTTTTTTAATAATTATTTTTTATATAATCCCTTCAGCTTTTAATATATAGTTGATTTTTTCAATTCTTTCTTTGGGAGTTCTTTTCCCTTTTAGAATATCAATTGCATAGGGGACAGAAATACCAACCATATTAGCGAGCCATGTGATTGTTTTCTTTTTAAGCTCTAACTTATATTTCACTTCCCTGTAAAACTCTTCCGACATATTATCACCTCCATTAAGTTTTTAATTAAAGTTTTAACTGAAATTGTTGACAAAACATTAAGTTTTATGCTAAAATTTAAGCATAGTTAAATAAACCAATAAATAAATCTATATTATTAGTGTTACAAACGTTTCCCGACGTTATTTTATTTAATTTTGTTTATTAGCTAAATAACTAGCTTAATTTTATTATAATAGATTTAAACTTATTTGTCAACATATTTTTTAAGTTTAAACTTAATTATTTTAATTTTATTGCTAAAAAAGGATGTGAAAACCTTGAGTACAGTGCATATAATTAAACAATTAGCAAATAGAAAAAATATGAGTTTTGCTGAATTAGAAAGAGAAATAGGTCTATCTAATGGAACTATCGCTCGTTGGGGAAAAGCTTCACCTAATTCTAAAGGATTGGAAGCCGTCGCCGACTACTTCAACGTATCAGTTGACTACCTACTAGGCAGAGAAAAACCGCAAGAAGATGAGTACGAACAACAGTTAGTCGCAATGTTCAGGAAACAAACAGACGGTATGAACGATTCTCAAAAAGAAAAATTCAACAAATCGCTAGACAAATTATTCTCAGTCGCAGAAGTCTTACTAAGCGACGAAGATAATTGGAAAGGAGATTAATGAAGAAATATGAATACAACATCGTAAGCCAAGAGAGATACTTACAATATCGACAAAAAGCGTACGAAATACTGGGAGAAATCGGACTTCCTCCGAAACTAATCACATACAAACACATAATAAATCACTTTAGGAAGAAGTACAGCATAAAATTTGTTCTATTTGATGTAGAATATCCAGAATTTGGAATACAACCACAAATAAACGACTACTTCGGGCACTTGCTAAACACAAACATAGTCCAAGGAGTCGATATGGAATTTATTAAAAAGTGTTCGGGTATGATTATACCAAAAAAAGACAAATACGTAATAATGATAAATCAATCTTCAGGATACATAGAAAGGATAATATTTACTATATTACATGAATTAAGTCACGTCCACTGTCATTTACAAGGGAAATTTAATAGAACATTCATGTCACTTAATAGTGAAATGATAGCAGGAGAATACCCAAAAGAATTACAACCGTTCGAAGATGAAGCAAACATAGTAGCCTCAATTCTATATTTACCAGACGAAACTATAATAGACCTAATAATAAATGGTTATAGCTATCAAGCGATACAAGAAGAAGTAAAAATAAGCAATGCAGCTTTATTTAATAGGTTGCGAAACTTCCTCATCTACAACAACATAGCGCCATACCAAGCTACTAATATTGTAACAAACTTCCGAAACGGAGAAAAAATTAGACTATAGAATATGTGAAGAAAGAATTAAATATTTAGATAGCTAGTTAATTTTAGCTATCCATCATGGTTAAAATGCTACCAAAATATATTATAGAGAAAAGAAGTGAAATAATGGCAAAATATAATGACGAAAATAAAGAAAAACTCACTAGAGCGAGAGATATACTTGTGGGTATTGCTAATAATCCTAAAAATAACAAATTTGGAAATTTAGGATTTAATGAGATTAATCGCGCTAAAGTATTTAGAGATGAAAATAATAAAAAATACACTAAATTTAAACGTTATAAACGTGGAACTATTGTATTTGTTCGTTTTGGAATTAATACAGGACAAGAATTTTCAAATTCTCATTTTGGAATTGTTTTGGATAAAAATGATAACCCAAGCAATGGAAAACTTACTATACTTCCACTTAGTTCAAAACAAACCATTGATGGCGTAAATATTGGTAAATCTCTATTTTCTACCATTATGAATAACGCTGAAAAAACTAATAAAGAACTTAAGGAAATTATATATATGATGTTTGAATTGCAAATGTTTCATAACAATTGCAATCCTTTACCGGGTGGAATATATCGTATAACAAAAGATAATAAAAACTATGATTTATGGTTGGATTTTTGTAAAAGGCATGACCCAAATAATAAACATATTCCTTTAGATATGGAAATTGCAAAAAAATGGTTGCAATCCGACGAAGATAAAGTAGGGGAATTAAAAAAAATATACAATAATTATAATAAAGTTTCCTACGCCAAAGTTGGCTCTATTACTTCTGTAAGTAAATTAAAAATATCTAAAAAAATAAACGATTTAGATCCGATAGGTGAGATAAGATTACCAGTAGATATAATGGAAGAAATTGATATTGCTATTGCTAAAAAACTTCTTCGAGGAAATTGGAAAAAAATTTGACAAATCGATATAACAATTATATAATAGGTGTATAAGAATTTTAGTGGAGATTTTCTCTGCTACTGATTAATTATTTTAGGGCTAAACACCCTACTGGCAAGCACCTGTGAAAATGGGTGCTTCTTTTTTTATATTTTCCCATATAAACTAAATAAAAAAACTCCCTGCCCCCGCCAAGAGTTAGAGAGTTTAAAACGCTATGAAATATTAGCTTTTAACAGGTTCATAAGTTTTCTTAAATATATCTGGTTTTACTGGATATTGTTCACCGTCAACGCCAGTAACAATCCAATCCCCTTTAGAAGCAAGCATATCTCCTTCTAAAGTCTTAATTATCAATTCTTTAGAGGTTTGATAAGCTTTAATTATTACGGGTTTTTTGCGAAAATATTGATTATTCAT